ACGCGAAACCGACCGGCATCCAGGTCACGCCCGAGTCGTTGACCCTCAGGGTCGGCGAGACCGCGGGCCTCGACGTCAAGGTCCTGCCGGAGGGCGCGGACCAGACGGTGACCGCGACTGTCGCTGACAAGTCCATCGCATCGATCTCTCGAAAAGGAGTGAACCATGGCTGATGAAGTATTTAGTGGTGGGGTAAGCGTCACCGGTGTGGAACCCGGAACCACCACAATCGCCATCAAGTCGACAACCAATCCGAACATCAGCAAAAAGGTGCCGGTCACGGTCAAATCCCGTAACCTGCTCGCCTACGGTCCCGCGTCGGGCAACGGTCTGACCGCCACCGTCAACAGTGACGGGTCATTGCATGTCACCGGCACCGCCATCGGTCAATGGCGTGGCCTGTCGTGGACGTTCCCCTGCACCGTACAGGGCAACGTGATATTGAGCAGGCCCACCAGTATCGACGGTCTGACCGTCAGCGTCAAATGTCTTGACGCTGACGGTGGTCAACTGGGTTCCCAGGTTATCGTGGGTAATGCCGTTGCAATCCCTGCCGGCACCGTCAACCTGCGCTTCGAAATCCTGTGTACTGAGACCACGCCCACCGCGAAGGACGGCGACATTCGCGTCCAATTGGAATCCGGCGACACCGCGCACGAGTGGATGAAACCCGATGTCACAAGCCTTGAGGGGGGGGGTATGAATTAGCGAACCTGTATCCGCGTGTCACCGGACTGCCTAAAACATTAGGCGCCGACCCGGGTGTTATGGTCACGGAACCATCGCCGGGCACGTACCGGTTCAAAGGCTCCACCACACAAAAGGTTGACTCGTGGGATAACCTGACATGTTTCGTCCATGTGGATGCGGGAACGTACACGATGGACGCCACGGACTGGCCGCTGGGCAACGATTCATGGCTGATGGGCATACAAGCCCATATCTCCCACGAAGACGGGAGCGAAGGAGCAAATGTGTTCGGACCTCGTAACTATGGGCCGAAAACCTTGAAGGCCGGCACTCTCCAATGCAACATTTTCGTCAACACCACGGGCGAGGTCGATAAGACGTTCACTCCCCGCCTGTACAAAATCGACTGATTCTAGCCCCACACCATACCGTGTGGGGCTTTTCCATTGACGGCCCCGAGTGGGCCCCGATAATCCTGACCCACGACCGTGGGCCACAAAACAATATTCACCTCAGAGAAAGGGGAAAAATTGGTTAAAAACAAGGACAAGCCGTGGTGGAAGCGTCTGCTCGCCAAGATCACGGCCCTAGTCGCCGCCGTCTGTATGATGCTGCTTCCGGCGACCGCGCACGCGGACATGCAGGGCGTGGACGTGTCCAACTGGCAGTGCGGCATCGACATCGCCAACACGCAGGCCGACTTCGTTGTCGTCGGCACCACGTGGGGCACGGGACAAGTCAACAACAACTGTCTCGTGTCCGGCGTCAACACGGACGCCAACCGCATGATCGCCCAGGCACAAGCATCCGGCAAGAAATTCGGCCTCTACCATTACGCCATGGGCGGCAACCCGGAAGCCGAAGCCCAATTCTTCTACCGCAACACCAGCAACTATTGGCGTCACGGCATCGTCGCCCTTGACTGGGAGATGGACGACAACCCCGCATGGGGCAACTGGGACTGGGTGCGCCGCTTCATGGCGGAGTGCGAACGGCTCTCGGGCGGCGTCAAGCCGCTGCTCTACACCGGCCCCGTGGCCGGCACCATCCCCGGCGACATCCGCGCCAACTACGGTTTGTGGATCGCGCAGTACGCGAACATGAGCCCGACCGGCTACCAGGCCAACCCGTGGATGCTGGGCGCGTACGGCGAGGCCATGCGACAGTACAGTGGCACCGGTGTCGTCAACACGTGGAGTCCCATCGACCTCAACATCTTCCGTGGCGAAGGCTGGCAGTGGGATTTGTACGCCAACCCGACCGGAGGCTCCACGCCCCCGGCCACACCGGCCGCGCCCGTGCAGCCGAGCACTCCCCCGGCCAACACCAACACGGGTGGCATCAGCCACGTCATGCAATGGGGAGAAACCATCTGGGGACTCGCCGTCGCCTATGATGCTTGGCCCCTGTCCGCGTGGCACACGCCCTCCGGCGACATCAACCGCTACTACGCGGGCGACGTCGTCACCTACGGCGGCACCACAACCGCGCCGTCCAACGGGGTCTCCAAGACCATCCAGTACGGTGACACGGTATGGGAGTTCGCCACCTCCCACGGCTACAACGTCAACCGCTGCACCGTCCCCTCCGGCAACATCAACGTCTACTACCCGGGCGACGTGGTGACCTGCCGCTAACCCAACCGGTGCCGCCGTCACCCCCGACGGCGGCATCACCCCATCATCATCCCTTATTGATCGGAGCAAACATGACCGACAGCAAAAACACGACCGACACCGGCGAAACGCTTCCCGGCGTCGATGTGAGCGACTGGCCCGAGACGGCCGACGTCACCCATGACGTGCCCGACTGGCTCATCCCCAGCCGCGTCTACGACATCCTCAAATGGCTCGGCCTCATCGTCCTGCCCGCACTCGCCGTGTTCGTGGGCACGGTAGGCCCCGCATGGGGCTGGCATTACGTGGACGCGATAGTGACCACGCTCAACGCGCTCGGCATCCTCGCCGGCGCGCTCATCGGCGTCAGCGCCATCAAACAACGCCTCGACCGCGCCGCATAACCACACATAGTTCGGCCCCGCCCGGCATCGCAGACAGCTCCACGAGCTTGACTGCGGCCGGACGGGGCCGATTTCGCGTTGTGGCAGAGGGCTTCGCGGGCTCGATTTCTGCCCACATTTTGCCCACATTTTCCGTAAAAACAGGTTAAAAACCGTTAAAACCGGTTAAAACGAAAAAAGCCGCTCAGCCCTACTCCCACAAGGCAAAGCGGCCATTTTCCAACCCGCTCTCAGCTCAGCGCGTCCTTCAACTTGCTGAAGAGCCACCATTCGCAGGAATGGCGTGATTCCAACGTTTTTAAGGGTTTCAGACGGGCTTCAAAACGTTTTTGCCCACATTTTGCCCACATTCTTCCACGCCCGTCTCCACCTGCACGGCGGCATCGAGCAGACGGGCCACGTCCATAAGGTCGCTGTCGAACAGATCCGCGTACACGTCCAACGTCATGCTCGCGTTCTTGTGGCCCAGCATCCTCTGCAGGGCCTTGACGTTCGCGCCCGCATGCACGGCCAACGAGGCGGCGGTGTGACGCAGGTCGTGAGGCACCGGCCAATCGTCCCGCTTCCAGCCCAGACGGGTGAGCGTGTGCGTCCACCATCCCGTCTCGCGGGCGAGGCTCTGCTTGCGGATAGGGCCTCCACGCACGTCACGGAACACGCGCTCCTCGTGTTCGCGTTGCTCGCATATCGGTTTGAGCGCGTCCATGACTATGCGGGGCATGGGCACGTCACGGCGTTCGTGGTTCTTCGGGGTGCCCTCGGCCCATTTGGCGTTGACGTATACGAGGTTGCGGCGCACGTGCAGTATGCCGGCGTCGAAGTCGAGATCGCGTCTTTGTAATCCGGCCGCTTCGCCCCATCTCAGCCCGCAGAAGCCCAATAGCAGTATGAGCGCCCGGCGCTCCTCTCCCAGCTTCCGGCAGTTCGACGCTTCGTTGGCGAGTGCCAGCAGTCTGGTAATGGTCAGGTAGATGCGGCGATCCTTGCGTTTGGGGAGTCTCGGCAGTTCGATGCCGTCGCACGGGTTGGAGGAGATGAGCTTGTCCCGCACAGCCATGCTGCATATGCCCTGCATGATCTGGTATGGGCGGCTGACGGATGGTGCGCCGGACTTATCGATTATGCTTCCGACCCATGCCTGGACTTCGGCGTGTGTGATGCTGCCTATCTGCCGTTCTGCCCATTTGGCCTCGCAGTGGCATTTCCATGCGCTGTCCATGTTGGAACCCGAAGTCGCCTTCCAAAACGGCTTCTTTTCGGCAATCCACTGGTCATGCAGCGTGCCTATGCGTTGTTTGCCGCCTTCCGGGTCGATGTAGCTGCCGGTGGCCTTGGCTATGGTGACGTGTTCCGCAGCCCACGTCTCCGCGTCAATCTTGCGGCGGAAGCCCCTCTTGTCGGTTTGCGTGCCGTCGGGTTTCCGATAGCGGACTCGATACCTGTTTTCGCCTTTGGCCGTCCTGTATCTGGTGATGTTCGCCATGATTTTTTCACTCGCTCATACTTGTTTTCGGTTTTAACGTGTTTTAACTGGTATTAATGTGTTTTAATGAGATTTGACGGATAACAGGGAAATTAATAAAATATTCTCTTTACGCCAAAATCGGAAAGGAGACGGCCATGACCATGACCGATACCGGCGTGAAGCCGATTCCGGCATACGTGCCGCCCGAGGACGGCAAGCCACGCAACGCCGTGGACGAGAAATGGATGAAGCTGACCCGCAGCGCCCGCCATTACATGGAACGCAGGGCAAAGGCCCGGAAGGAAACCATCGATGGGTCTGAAGCTCGTCATTGAGCGCGAATGCTCCAGAGACCATCAGACGGCCCTCAGGCAGTTCCTGTGCTGTGAACCTGGAGGCCCCGAATGGGCGATGGACCCGCAACGCTACATACGTGACCTCAGCGTGCGCAAGACCCCGAAGGGGATCATGCGCACGCTTCTTGTCGTATCCGGAGATATTCCCCTGCATGATGACGTGGTCGGCTTCTGCGAATACGGCGTAGCCGTGGAAACGACCGATGAGCATGAGGGCGTCTACCAGATCTCGTATATCGCCACCGCTTTGAAGGTGCGTGGCACACATCTCGGAGACACTCTGCTCTCCTCGGTTATCGTGCGCCTGCGTGACGATGCCTGGCGTTTCAACCGCACGCCACTCGTGCTCACCCAGGTGGATCCGCGCAACAAGCCCAGCATGGACCTGTTCACACGATTCGGATTCATGGACGAGGGGCCGGATCCCGACGACCCGGAATACCATCTGCTGTCCCTGGAGTTTACCCCGCAGGAGCGCGGAAACTACTTCGGCAGCACACTCGCGTTCTTCTGACATTTCGGGTATAGCTCCGCCAGGCCTATCGGCTATGATAGGTAGGCGAAGCGTCCTCCTTTCTGATAAGCAAGCTGGTCGATGTTTCACACGCCCTGCCGATGTTCCAGATCGACAGGGCAATTCTTTTTCTATCGATTGACCACGTAATTCGGGTCGGTGACTATATAGGAGTAGTTGTCCTCCCCGCCGGTGCCGGAATACACGTCTCCGACGTCGCGGAATGCTATGGCAACCATCTTCGCGTCCAATGGAACCTGGAACGGATAGGTGACCGTGCTGGTCAATCCCGGCTGGAGCTGGGCGTTGCACTCGGGGTTGCCTTCGACCTGATACAGATTCTTGATGGGCGTGTATTTCTGGTTCTTCGAGTTCAACGCGACTATCTCATAGGGGTAGCTGCAGGTGATGTCCATCGGACTGCTGGTGTTGTTCGTGACCTCCACCTTGGCCACCCAGTACTTGGTGTTCGCGTCCGGTGTCTTTGGCCCGTATTGGCCGTTGCTGCATCCGTCGCCGCATGTGTCGAAGCTGATGGTGGGCTGTTCGCCGGCTTCGAGGACCTTCATTTCGACGCCGCCGCTGACGGCGGTCTCCCCCGTGCCCGAAGCGTCGGTGTTGGATCCCGTGTCGTTGGGATCTTCCTGGGGGTTGAGTTTTTCGTTCGCGTCGGCTAGCTGCGCTTTGACGGAGTCCAATGATGTATTGAGGTCTTGGATGTCCGACTTCTGCTGGTTGATGATGGGCGTGGCGTACAGGTACATGCCTCCGAGTCCGCCGGCTAGTCCCACGACCAGTCCTATGGCTGCGGCGATGGCGATGACGGCCGCCGTTGGGAGCTTCTTCTTCGGTGCCGGCGTTGGCGCGGATGGTGCTGCTGCGGGCTGGCTATCCTGCGTTGCCGGCGGCTGCTGTGCCTGCATGGGGGTTGGCTCGGTCACGGTTCTCTTCTTTCTTCTAGGCGGCCACACTGTCGTGCAGCCAGTTCTTGTAATCTTCTATGACTTGTACGGTCACGTTGAGTTCGGCGGCCATCTGATAGGGGTTGCCGTCGTACATTCGTTCCGCCAAGGCGTATTCGGCTGAGTTGATGAGCAGCATGGCGGTCTCGCGCCGGCAGCGCCGCTCGTTTTTGCCGCCGAGGCAGCCGTGGGTGGTGTCGTCGCCGTGTTGCCAGTGGACGAGCTCGTGGACGAGGGCGCAGCGTTTGCGCGTGTAGGTGATGCGCCGGTCGATGAGCACGGTGTTCGTGGACAGGCAGTAGACGCCGTCCAATTTGCCGGGCAGGCGGGCGCTGGCCACGTGCAGGTCGGGTGCGACAGTGTACAGGGCCATGCGCATCTGCCCGTAGCTCATGCGCGGCGACAACGGGAGGCCGGTCATTTCTGGTCCAATCCTCTGGCGAACTTCTCGAAGTCGGACAA